CACACTTATAAGTGGACTTTCACTGACGATTATAGTACTGGTAAAGTTGTCGTGAATTGAAAAAGTCTCGGTTTTATCACTACTATAATAATCAACAAATGAAGTACCGCAATACTTCTTGGCAAGGTTACTAACTTGTGGTACAATAATATCAAGGCGTGAATCTTCTTTTGCATTTGCGATTCCCTCTGCGTTTTTATACTCTTGTGGGGTTATTAAATCTGCCATAATTATTAAAAGTGTGGGGCGATTAAGGCCGCCCCACGAATCCTGTCTAAGCCAATATTAGCTAGCTTTGTACATGTGTCCCCATTTAGAAGTAGCACCATCGATTAGATCGGTGAAGCCAATTCTTTGTGAAGCAACAAGTACTCTACGCTGGTTAATTACTTCGTAATCAGATTCCACGGTTACACCACGTAATCTTGGTAATACAAAGTTTCTAGGGTTAACAGCGATAGCTGCGAATTTAGATACTGCTGGAGTAGCGAACTCGTCACATAATAGTACTCTTGAACCGAATACTTGACCAATTTCACCACTTAGTTTAGTAGCCATATCGCCTACTAAATTAGCATCTTGGAATTCAGCATCTTCTAGTAGCTCGTAGTATGTTCGTTGTGAAACGATATAAACTACGTCAGATGGATTAACACCATATTTGCCCATGTTTTTTCTCATTGAAAGAAGTTCTGCAGCTGTAACAGTGTCAGTTGCGAAAGCAGTAGCTGACTGTGTATAATCACTGTCATTTCTTGCTAAGTGTAGTAAACCTTCGAAAGAAGCTCCACTAGTACCGAATACACCATCAGCATCATCACCAGCTAAGATTGAGTTTTCAATTGATCTAGCGTGTGATCTTACCATAGATTCTCTAATTAAAGGAAGAATCGGTAAGATTGCATCTTCTTCTGTTTCATTTCCTAAGAATGATTGAGAAATAAGTTTCTTAGTTGAAAGAGTTCTTTCAGACATAGTAACCCCTGCATCGTCACCATAAGTAGCAGATCTCATATCTAAGTTATCATTTGCTACAGCAGACCCTGAAGCAAATTCAGCGTAACCACTATCTGGTAAGATTGGGATAATCATGTTCGCAGAAGTCATTGGGATTTCTCTAAATAGAGGAGCCAAGACTAATTCGTTTTCGATATCTCTTTCGATGTTTGTTGAAACAACTTGCTCAAAATCAGCTGATGAAACTTGAACACCTGAATGAGTGTTAACTTTTTCCATCAAAGATTTTGCCATTGGACTATTCCATCCTTGTCCGGTAGCTAGACCTGCAAATTTAGCATCTGTAATGTCTTGCTCGAAGGATTTTTTCCAATCGCCGTTGTTACCTTGCCTGTCAGAGAAATGTCTTTTAGATTCACGAATGTTCATGATTTCTTCGGACTTCTCTGCTAGTTGTGCTTCAAGTGACTTAACGACAGTTTCTAAATTAGAATAGTCTTCTTTCACTCTTGACTCAACGTCAGACATTAATTTTTCAGCACCTGTTAATCCAGCTTGGATTACAGTTTTTTGCTCTTCCTGTTTTGCTTCCTCGGAGGCTTTTTGAACTTCAGCTTCTTCAGATGCTTTTTGAGCAGCTTCTTCTGCAGCCTTCTGTTCAGCAGCTTTAAGTTCGGCTTGTTTCATTGCATACTGAGCAACTGCTTTTTCAGCAGCTTCTGCAGCAAATGATTCAAGATTGAACTCTGGGTTGCTTTCAGGAGATTTATTTTCTTTTGACATATTTGTCTCCATTTCCTTGGCTTTCGCCGTACTTGGCTGCTCAATTTCAACAGCGTCTGCTGAATCTTTTAAGTTAGCCTTATAAAAAGTTTGCTTATACTCATTGTATTCGTCCATAGAATCAAATGACTTGCTTAATCCAAAGGTTGCCCCTTGGTTGCATGGCACTGATACTACAGATACTTCAAAAAGCTCTGCGTCCTTTATCTTATATCCATCGGTTTCGGTCATATAATCAGCGTCCTTGACTTTGAAACCAACAGAAAAAGCCCCAAGGACACCGTCTTTAATAAGTTGTGTTACATTATCACCTGCACCTTTTGAAATCTTTGCAGAAATCTCTAGTCCATTGTCTGTAACTTTTAAATCTTTTGCACGACCTATTGGTTTGTCGTAATTATGATTGAACAAAATAATTGGATTACCTTTATAGTTTTCCAATCCGCCTTTTGTCCAAGCATCTGATTCGATTATGTCGCCTGCTCTATCAAGAGCGTTAGTGCTAGCAGAACCTTTAATATCAACGCCACCGTCTTCGGTTTCGCCTAATGTTTTAAAAGTGCTAGTCCAGTGATAAATTTTATTTGACATCTTTCTTCTCCGCTTTCTTGGCTTTGGGAGCCTTTGGGGCGGGAGTAGGTGCTGGAGCTTCAACTACAGCAACGGGATGTCTTTTCTTCATGGCAGATAAAACTCTGCTCCAAGATCCAAATGCTCTTCTGAGCAAGTAATCTTTAACAGGTACATCATTACCATGACTTTTATAAGTTCGTAAATCCATTGACTCGACTCCTTTTTCTACAAACCAGTCGGATAATGCTTTAGCCATCATATCTTTTGTCATATTATTCCTCTTCGCTTGGGGCAGCCTCTTGAGGTCTACCGCCTTCTTCGGGGTTTGTTGCTGAGCCTGCTATATTAGCTGGCACTCTAGGCTCATCAAATCCATCGACTGGATCTTTACCTAGTGCCTCTCTTGCTTCGTTCGGGGACATAATCCCTGTATTTACAAGAGTAGCATAATATGCTGCCTGGTCTCTTAGTTCTGGTTGTAAAGCAGGTATTCCTGTTACATCCTCAGATACTTCAAAACCAAAGTAACGCTCTAGCGCATACCCTAATTTTCTTACGATTGGTAAAATTGTTTCTAAATAGTAAAGCCTATGATTAGGTCTTATATTTGCATTATTACCGCCGTCTAGTAAAATGGGTGGTATTCCCATTGCTTCTAGTATTATTCTTTCATTTGACTTGATGCCTTCTTGGAAATCTAAGTCTTTGAAGTTTACTTCTGTTAAGTTCTCAACTGTTAGTCCACCATCTAAAAAGAGTGGGCGACGACCGCCAGATTGTGGGTTATATCTTGCAACCCATGCCTGTAACATTCTTTCTTTTATCTTCTCTGAAAGTGTGTTTGGTGATTTTAGTACTAAACCTGGAACTGCTCCGTTTTTGAAGAAGTTATCTTGAAAGGTTCTCATACTTGATAAAAGCTGCATAGTTCTAAATGCAGGCTTTAATCTTGGTACTCCTCTATAAATGGAGTTAAAACTGTTTTCTTTAATATGTATAATCTCAGTAGGACTATAATCTATGCTGTTTTCGTATGTATACTTTGAAATGAAAGTTGAGGCATCAGTTTCTATTCTTACTTTATCTGCTGGTAAATGATAGAGATGCGCTCCATCAAAATATATAAAGATGTTTCCATCTATCATCAAGTCAATAATTAAGTTTCTTTTAAATGAATTAATATCCTGAAAAGGGTTTGGTTCTCTATTAACTAAAATATCAACTTTTGATTTTCTAATATTTTTTACAATATTATTAGTTCCTGGAGTTTGATTTCCAAGAGTATAAGGTATATCTGCAACATCATCAACTATCATGTTGACTGCTCTATTCACTATTTCTAGTTGTTCATACGCATTTCTATAATTAGTAACGACTTCACGAGAGTCTACTGTTAGACCTTCGTTTCTAGAAATAACATATTGGGCAGGGTTGAGTTTTTCCTCAGTTTCGGGAGTTCTACCTAATAGTCTATCGTACCATGCCATGTTGTTTTTCTCTCTGAATCTCGACCCATTTGTTTTGTTTCTCTGCAGTAATCAATTTGGGTCGTTTACCATAAATCGAGTGTAGTCTAAGATGATGCTTGTGACAGAGAGTTACCGTATAATCATACACTTTGTCATAATTTTCATCAATAAAGGATTCTCGAAGTGCTAGTATGTCTTGTTCCTTCTCTATAATTATTTTTTTCTGTTTTAACCAAGTTTCTAGTAGTTCGGTCAATCCGTAATAATGATGAAAGTCTAAATGATCTGTGTCGCCACAGATATAACAATTATTTGATTTCTTATATTTTGATTTAGCTTTGTCTCTCACATATTTAACTAAATCTCTTTTTAATTTCATATTTCTACTCTTAATTAGAATTATACCAAAAACTTACATCAAATGTCAAGAACTGTTTTTAACAGGTCTTACTAAAATGTAGTGATATTGGTTTCAAATGAATAGAGTGCGTATCGTAAAGCATCAGCCATATGAGATGCCATGTCATGTTTTGGCTTTTCTCTCATTAAATTAGGATTTGGATCCCACTGATACTGGTCTAAACACATCTGAGCTTCTTTGCATTTCTGATCAACCATAAGTCCATCGTTATCGACTATGCCCGCTACATGCCCTATTCCGTCTAGTACTGACTTTTTTGCATTGATAGTGCTAATATCATAATTTTGTGCAAAGTCATATCTTGTTTGTTGAGCAGCTGAATCAATGTAAATATAATCTATATCCCATCTTTCTATTAGTTTTCTTATTTCGGCTGCATGTTGTTCTGTTGTTCTTTCTGAATTGTAGTATTCATCAACTAAGTAATAAGTCGAAGTATCCCAGTCGTATGCAACAACACATAGTGCTGTTGGATCTTTGTAACCAACGTCTAATCCTGCAAATACATCAAGCTCTCGAATATCTAGTTCTGAAAAGTCTCCAGTACATTTTTCATGATTAAATTTCCACCCCTGTCCTTCAAATACATTGAAGTCTGCCATGTATTCTTGATTGAATTCAGCTTCTGACATTGTTTTTCTAGCTTCGAGAATATCGGCTTCTGAGACTCGAGGGTTTTCATGATAAGTAGCTTTTATACTACACCACTCAGGAAACTCTTCTGTCCACCCTCTATAGTAAAACTCAGCAAAGTAGTTATTTCTTCCCCGAGGAGTCGATATAAAAATTGCTTTTGAGTTTTCTTTATCTAGTGTAGGACGTAGTGCAACATTAAAGGCATCTCTGCCATCTGTTAGTGCTGCTTCATCAAATATAATTAAGTCATAACTTCTACCAACTACTGAGTCTACCTGATTGATAGAACCCATTCGTATTGTAGAACCGTTTGATAGTTCAATAACTTTGTCTTTTGCGTTGTCTCGTGTTACCTCTAAGTCAAAATGCTTGATGAGATTTCTCTGTAAGTCAAATGAGATTTGGGATAATGAGTAATTTGGTGACATAAGTAATACATGCGAACCAGGTACTAAACAAGTTAGTTGTCCAATTATGTTACTAATATATGTTTTTCCTTGTCGTCGTGATACTGCTGCAGTTATAAAACGATATTTAGGATTATTGATTGCATTGATAATTGCAGTCTGAGAGGAGTTGGGAGTGATGTTTAATAAGTCAAGATAGCCTTCAATAGGTAGCTTGATAAAACGAACTTCTGGAGTTAAATCCATGTGATAGTCAGATACAATATCTGAACGGCTGATTTCGATCAATGTAGGGTCTCTTTTTCAAATAAATTAAATGGGTCATCAGAATCAAACATTCCATAATCTTTACAAAGTCTTAATAAGTACAAATAGCCTGTTGCTAGTTCACAAGCTTCTTCCTCTTTTTCAGATAAAGTAATACCGCTAATTCTGCGATTTTGTAATTTTGATAAAGTTTTGGTAGCATCTATTGATACTCCATCTAGCCATATT